TAGCGGTAACATTGATAAAGATAGTGCCTTATATTTACAACGAGAAATTGATAAATATGCGAACCAGTATGGCATTAAAAATACAACGATATGAACCATTCTGAATAGTTCGACGTTAATCACTAAAAGAAGGCCTTCGGGCCTTTTTCTTTGCATCATCATTGATATATAATATAGATTATAGAATAATGGTCATCTTTAAAGTAACACATACCACATCGGGACGGGTTTACGTCGGCTATTCAGTCAACGACTCTCCCTCCTATCTGGGCTCTGGTCGCTACATCACCCATGCACTTAAGCAGTTTGGTCGGGATGCGTTCCATAAAGTAACACTTGAAGAGTTTCAGGCCGATGCAAGTCTAACTCTAATAATGGAGAGACTTGAGTACTGGATTCGCTATCATAGTGCAGACGACCCAAAGCACGGTTGGAACGAGAGCATCCAGGAACTTATTCCAGCTAAGAAGAGGCTAACTAAAAAGCTACAGGTTCTTCTTACTGAGATTGATGAAGCACAGTTAACCTCAATCATTCTGCAAAAGTCAATGGAACAAGGCAAGAATCCTATCTCAATTTCAAAGTACGTAAGACATTTATTAGTTCAGCATATTGTAGAGGAAACAAAGACAGAAAATCAATTCAAAATAAAATAGAAACATGGGCAACGAATACGAAGAGAGCATTAAAAAGGAATTTGCTGAGCGTGAAGGCATGGCTGAAGTCGTTACTGATGGTAAGGTCACTGACCTAGGACAGGTTGATAGTCATCGCATGCGCCGGGTTGATCCCGATGATCCAGAGGTAAAGCGATTAAACGAACTGGTTGGCTATATTAAACTCGACCTTGGGCTTTTACCATCTGGTGGTAGGTTCTATCGTGAAGACTTTGAAATCCATATCAGAGCAGCTAGAGTAGGTGAGATCCGCGACTTCTCTACAATGGAAGAGACTAATGTAAGAGACATTGATGAAAAGCTAAACAGCATCATAGTACAGTGCTCTAGGATTATGTACGGTACCCAGCGAGGATCATATAAAGACATCTTGGAGGAGGACCGTATCTATGTCATCTTAAGTATTAGAGAGCTTACCTTTAAGGAGGGGGAGCATAAGCTTATGATGCCAGTTAAGGATCGAGGCTGTACAACCGGCACGTGTAAGGCACAAGACAGTGTTGAGCTTAAGACACAAAATCTGCAGTTTAATGAAGAGGATGAGGTGATAGCTAAGTACTATGACCCAGGAACCAGATCATATGCAGTAGAGACTAAGAATCATGGAGTCATTTATATGGCGCCACCTACCATTGGAGTTATGCGAGCCGTCACCGACTATGCTCGTAAAAAGGAAGAGGCTGGTCAATCTTGGGACAAGTCTATGCTTATGATACTTCCCTATATGCAGAGAGAATGGCGCAGCTGGACTGAGAGAGAGATATTTTCATCTATCACTGAGTTTCAGGGCTGGAGTGCTACTAAATACAGCTTGGCATATCGTCTAGCTGAAAAGATGAAAGTTGGAGTGAAGCCTGAGTTCATATTCCCATGTAAAAGTTGCGGTGCCGAGGTCATCGTACCGCTTTCCTTTCCCGGGGGCATCAAGTCTCTATTCATTATTCAAGATCTCTCTTCTGAACTTCTTTAAGGTCAGGGTACTACTTATGGAGAAGCTACACGTTCAGCCTAGCGAGCTGGACAAGCTTCCCTATTATGAACTTGAGTATACTATTGAGGAGTATAATGAGATTCTTAAGGAGAGAAATGACAAGAGCGATAAATCTACTAATGCAGACCTTGATAAATACAATGCCGGTAGTATGATGAGTAAGGCGCAAGGTTCTCTAAAGGGAATTAAAACGCCAAGTATGCCATCTATTAGACTGCCCAAGTTCTAAATAAGCTCATATGAATGGCTGCTGTTACTCTTGCTGACTTAATGAATCCTCTCATAAAGCTTGAAAAGAGCTTTGAGGCGCAGGCAAAAAAGTTGGACGAACTTGTCCAAGCAGTTGCAATAGGTCGTGGTGCAGCAGGAATAAAGAGCCTAGACAAGGATATCCTAAAGGAACTTAAGACCCAGACCAAGCTACTAGAGCAGATTGCAACAAAGTCAGGAGATCCTCTTACCGCAGTTAAGGCTGGCATTGCTAAAGCAAAAGGCGAGGTTGAAAAGCTAACTGAGGGTGGCAAGGCTCTTTCTGCATTAGGTATCGGCGCAAAAGAACTGGGTATAGGCCTAATGATACTTACCCTAGTGCCTGATAAGGTCATGACAAAGTTCACTAATTTTGTTGTAGGTATTGCCTCCGCCTTTGACCAGGTTGATGTTAAAAAACTTCAAAAGGGAGGTGAGGCAATTAACACAATGGGAGATGCAGTTTGGAACTTTACTAAAAAGATTGCCTTTTCATCACTGCTAATACTGCCGTTTATACCTATCCTACCTATTCTTATGCTAGCCGTTTACGGTATGGGATTGGTTGTTGCCAAAGTCGGTCAGATGAAGGGCATTAAGCAGGGTTCAAAGGCATTAAAGGATATTGGGTCTGGGCTAATTGGATTTGGCTTAGGCATTACTGCACTTGCCATTGCTTCGCTAATCATTATTGCCAAACCCATGACACTACCAGTCATGGTTCTCACCCTAATTCTAATTGGAGGAGCGATTGCTCTATTAGGACTAGTAGCAGGCCCTCTTAAACAGGGTAGCAAGGCTCTTAAAGATACTGGAATTGGATTGGCATCATTTGCCATAGGCGTAGGAGTCTTTGCTCTCGTCGCAACATTTATCCCGTGGGAAACAATACCTAAAATGGGAGCGATACTGCTTATTGTTGGGGGTGCTCTTGCCATTATTGGTGTGTTTGCAAAGTATATACAAAAGGGATCAATTGCTCTTGCCATTGCAGGTGGTGCTCTTATTGCATTAAGTGTTGGTTTGTTAGTCTTTAACTATGCAGTCTCTACACTAGGTGCAGAGGGTTTGTTAATGATGACTGGAGTTTTAATAGGAATTGCCGTTGTATTTGGTCTGGCTGGTGCTGCATTACCTAACATAATGGCTGGTGCACTTGCCCTTGCAATGGCAGGTGTTGCTCTAATAGCTCTTTCAGTTGGTCTATTAGCATTTAACTATGCAGTTAGCACCATCGGCAGCCTGGAAGAGGTGAAGATGATGGGATTGGCAATTGGAGGCATTTCATTGGCATTTGCGGCAGCCGGCTTAGTTTCCTACCTTATCCTGCCAGGCGCAATTGCACTTGCTGTGGCTGGGGTTGCTCTTATTCTTCTTTCGGCTGGAGTTGCCCTATTTAGCCTAGTTTGGAGTATGGATAGCACAAAGGACCTGTTTGCAAATAGTGGCCAAAAGGGCATGTTAGGTGGTCCTATGTCAAACTTTGAAGTGGCTATTACTTCCATTGCATACGGAATGGCTATTAACCCTATCACTGCCGGATTTATCATACTAGGATCGGCTGCCCTTATTGTAGCATCAGTGGCCTTAATGTTAACCTCATTAGGAGTTACTGTGTTTGGCAAAATGTATACAAAGGAGGAAGGTAAAGGTAAAGGTAGCATCTTTGCTGATCGCCCAGGCTATGAAGTAGGTGGCTTATTCGGAGTTGGTACGAGGCCAGGCTCAAATCTTGAGTTTGCTGTAGAATCCATTGCTCGTTCATTTATGTTGAGCCCGGTACAGGTGGGTGCAATGTACTCGACCGCACCGGCCCTGATTATGGCTGGCTTTGCTCTTTCAAGTATTGCGGACGGAGTATCTGACTTTGTTAAAGTGATTGATAAGATAACTGACAAAGATGGTCTGGAAGGCGTCGCCAAAAAGATCTCTACCACGCTAACCGTTATTTCACAGGCATTTGGCGCCATCGGTGTTGACTCTTCACCTCTTGGCCGATTAGGCGGTTCCCTATTGGCCGGCATGGGCATAAATGTACCTGGCACTGATAAATATAGTCCGGACGAGGTTAAGGCCGGAATAGCGGCCACTCGCGGGATGGGAGACATCCTGGTCAATGTGGCTAAAGGAGTAGCAGCATTTGCTACAATGAGATATGTTGACTCTAAAGGCAAGGAGGTTAAAATCGGACCAGACGAGCAGGCAAAGGCCATTGCTAACATCACTAGTGTTATGACTACCATACCACAAGCGTTTGGCTCTATTGGATCTTCTACTACATCACTTGGTAGACTTGCTTCTAAGCTTATTGAAGGAGCGACAGGACTTAAAGTCCCAACTACCGGCGAATACTCAGCTGAAGAGGTAAAAAGCGGCATTGAGTCAGTAGCCGGCATGGGCGATGTCCTAGTTGGTCTTGCAGCCGGCATTGCTGCATTTGCCAACGGCACGTACACCGACAGTGAAGGAAAAACACAGAAAATTGATTATGCCGCATTTGCTGAAGGTGGAGTATCTTTTATTGCAATAAAGGGTATCTTAACCTCAATACCAGGAGTCTTTGGCTCAATAGGCAAAACGGCTAGTCTTAAGGATAAGGCTGGAAACTTTATTTTTGGTGGGGATGGATCTACCGCGGAGGAGGTTAAGCGAGGTATTGATGCGGTGCAAGGCATGGGAGGCATCTTATCAGGAATTGCTGAGTTTCTTAAGGTTTTTGCCGAATCTAAAGGTAAAGCTGACCCTGCTAAGATCAAGAACTTTTTAAGCGGCATCATTACAGCGGTCACTGAGCTTGCTACAGCAAATGCCGAGAGTGAAACCGGCGGAGTAAAGCTGCTACAGGATCTGTTTAATGCTCTTGCCCAGGCAGAAGATATGGCCGATCCTCTCGCTAAAGTTGCAGTTTCGGTTGATAAGATTAAGACTAGCATAAATGCAATTAAGCTTGACAATCTTAAGTCAACTGTTGAGCTGATGCAAAACATTAATGATCTTAAGGAAACTGATGCGGCTGATGGACTTAAATCAATTGCCGAGTCACTGCAAGCTGTCATAGAATCACTTAGACCAAAGGCGGCTGCACCTACCACGGCTGGCGGTCCTGCCGCTAAGCCAGCAACAGGGTCAACACAAGATGTGAATCAAACTCTTGCCAAGCTGCAGGCCACACTCTCTCAAATCAATATAACTCTCTCAAATCTACCAGCCGATATTGCGGCTATTGAAATAAAAATGCCAAAGGACTGAAACCAGTTAGGAATTCTCTAATATAAAGTTTTAGGTAAGGAACGATAGAGAACAATTTATTTTATATTTTATGGCAAGCACTATAGTTTGGTTTGATGTTGAGACAACAGGAGTTAACACAGTTTCGGATCGCATAATTGAGATTTCACTAGTTAAGACTACTCATCAGGGTGAAGTGATAACTTCATATGAAAGTCTTGTTAATCCTGGTGGTGTTGAGAGCAGGCCTGAAGCACTAGAGAAGCATTGCATTACACCTGAAATGTTAAGGGATGCACCTACATTTTCTAGCATTGCTCGTGAAATACATGAATTCATAGGAGATTCTGATTTAGGCGGATATAATGCACTCCGCTTTGACATACCTATTCTTGTTGAGGAATTCTATCGCGCAGGCATTCTATTCAATCATCGTAGTCGTGCTGTCATTGACCCACTTCGAATAATGTCTCACTATGAGCCTCGTGATCTTGTCAGTACATATAAGAGACTTACTGGGCGAGACCTGGAAGGAGCTCACCGTGCATGTGCTGATGTTAATGCTACGATTGAGATCTTTGCTGCTCAACAGAGTCTATATGCAGATATGCCACGTGGAATTAGTGATATTGATGGGGAGGTTAATGATCTTAGACGAGACCAGGTTGACATGGCTGGTAAGTTTAAGTTTGCTGAGGTTGATGGCAAGCGAGAGATCGTAATTACATTCGGTAAATGGCAAGGTGTTCCCTTTAGACGTGTTTATGAAGAGGACAAGAGATACATTGAGTGGATGATTGATAAGGGTGAATTCTCACAAGAGACTAAGATCATTGCTAAGAAGCTCCTAGCTAGAATGCAGAGTGAGAGACTTAATGCAATTACATAACAAAGACTGCACGCTTGATATAATTAAGAATTGGCAACTTGCTAGGTTTCATTAACAGTCTACGTTGGTTATATTTAACTATCAACCAACTAAAACCAAAGCAATGACAACAGAGCAGCAACTATTTTGGGTTACGTTTGGAGCAATTGGACTACTCGCCTTCATGGTCTTCATGTGGGGGATGGTGCGGGCTAAGTACTACGATGAGTGCAGCCGTAAGGCTTTTCTGAACGCTGAGAACAAGGCTCTTGATGCTAGATTAACGCATTCAGAATACATAATAGGCGAAAGGGAGTCTGAGCTATATGACGCAGACAAAGACATTGAGCAACTTGGTGTGATAATCAAGAAATAGAATCCGAACTCACAGCCGAGATTGAAGCCCTGGAAAGAGACATCCGAACTTCACCTCAAAACTGGCTATGAACCTAATCAAACCCAAACGACCATAGACCAACAAGGACTTGGAAATGAATGGCTATATACGAACTTAAACAAGCATTGAAATGAACAGATTGGAAATAAAGGCATTGGAATTGTACCCTGAAGGTAGTCAGTCAATAAGGTTGCGCAATAGTCAGAAGTGGCTCAGAACTAAGTTGCGACATGCATTTATTGATGGGTATGATTTTGCACATCAAGAAGCGTTTGAAAAAGAGGCCATCAATGCGTTTCAGGTGAGCATCCTGGAATACTGCACCTATGAGCAGATGATGGAATTACGCGATTGGCTCAACACTTACGATGAAAAACTACTGAAATGAAAAGCCAGAACCTAGGCGGGTCTTGGGATTGCCCTAAATGCGGTCTAATACACCGAACCTCATCAATACATTGCAATGGAGAGTTAATAACCTTCTTAGTTTCAATTCTATCATAACCTAGTTATTATTATAATATGAAAACCATTAGTATTGGAGACATTCACGGAAGAGATTCATGGAAAGAGATCCTATTTGGATCTTCATACGACTACGCCTTTTGGCGGGAGGCTTATATAAGCGGTGCACCGCTTGATTGGAATCCTGATCTACCCTTTTTGGCATATGACGAGATTATCTTTATTGGGGATTATGTCGACAGTTTTGACATTCCCTCGCCTATCATACTTAGGAATCTTGAAGAGATCATTGATCTTAAGAAGATCATAGGTGATCGTATAGTACTTCTTCTAGGCAACCATGACATACAATACTTTGTGAAGGACAACCAATGCACTGGCTATCGCTCTGATATGAAGTACGACTTAGAAGACATCTTTCGAAAGAATGAAGACCTCTTTAAGATGGCTCATCAGGACGGTCTCTACTTGTGGACTCACGCAGGTGTTAGAAGTTTATGGCTACGAGAGTTAAGAGAGTCTCTCTATGATAAGCGTATGAGGTTTCGTAAAGTTTTGATGGCTGATAAACCAGTCACAATTGCAGACGAGATCAATATGGCATGGTCATTTAGGCTCCATCCTATTTTTTATGCTGATCCAGCTAGCGGCGGATTTGAAGCTTATGGAGGACCTCTTTGGCTAAGACCTGGTGGCCTTGACAGTGATCCAATTCCAGGCATGACACAAATTGTAGGACATACCGCAATGGCCAGCATTAAATCTAGCTCAATAGATACATCAACACATTGGTATATTGATGTCTTAGAACACAGTAACGATGTCCTTGTGTTAGACCTTTAATGAGACCAGGTAATTACCCAGCCACTGCAATTAGAGATCTAAAACTAATCACAGCCTTAATGATATAACCTATATGTCAATTGATCAAAAGTATCAAAAGCTAACTGATGTAGAACACGTTCTCCTAAGACCGGGGATGTACATCGGATCTATTAAGACTCATACTGAAGAGTGTTGGGTACCACAAGGCGATGAGTATGTTCTTAGAGAGGTTACCTATAATCCTGGCTTTCTTAAGCTATTTGATGAGATCATATCAAACTCGGTAGACGAACACAAGAGAAACCCAAAACTCAACCGTATCCGGGCTACCATCAATGCGCACTCACACGAGATCCAGATTGAGGATAACGGTGGCATTCCAGTTGAGATTCATGGCAAGTATAATGAGTGGATCCCTGAGATGATCTTCTCTAACCTAAAGGCAGGTAGCAACTTTGATGACACCGAGGAGAGAACGGTTGTAGGCACAAACGGAGTTGGTAGTACTCTTACCAACATATTCTCTCACTCATTCACTGTTGAGACATGTGATGGCAAAAAGCGGTTCCATCAGGAGTTTAGCAAGAATATGTCAAAGCGTACCCAGCCTAAGATCACTTCATCACGAGCAGGCTTTACTAAGATCACGTATCGACCAGACTTGGAAAGATTTGGCTTATCCCAGATTGATGATGATCACCTTCTTATGATCACTAAGAGGATGCATGACCTAGCTGCATGTAATGCAGGTATCACGTTTGAACTAAACGGTAATAAGATCCGCTATGCATCGTTTAAGCAATACGCAGAACGGTATATACAGCCTGTCTTTTATGAGGCTAGCGAGCATTGGAAGATAGGTATTGGCTATTCTAAACAGGGCTTTCAGTGTATCTCCTTTGTTAACTCGGTTGAAACGCGGGATGGCGGTACTCATGTCAATCATATTCTTAATCAGGCAGTCTCATGGCTTAAGGAACATATTAAGAAAAAGCATAAGTATGATGTTAAGCCATCTGATATAAAGCAGCACATATTCCTCTTTATTGATGCAACGATTGTCAATCCGGCTTTCTCGTCGCAGACTAAAGAAAAGCTAATCACTGAGCCTCGCGAGTTTGGTACACAGCACACTCTTTCCGATAAGACTCTTAAGAGTGTTTTTGCATCAGAGATCCTACAGTCAATTCTTGACTGGATTCAGCAGAAGAAGGCTGCTGATGATCGTGCACAACTACGCAAGCTCAACCAGACCATTGATAAGAGTAAGGTACTTAAGCTCATTGATGCAAAGAAGAAGGGAGACAGGAGCGAATGTTCACTAGCCATCTTTGAGGGAGACAGTGCCAAGAGTGCATTCCGCCGCTACCGGGATCCTAAGACCCAGGGTGCATTCCCTCTTCGTGGTAAGTTTATGAATGTTACCGAGACGCCTGACACAAAGGTTGCTCAAAACAAGGAGGT